AACTATGTGGTTTACGACAGGATCTAATACATCCTCTTCATACTCAGCATCTTACTCAAATTTAGCAGGTACAGCTAGTATATTAGATCCAAATAATTACTACTTTACAACATCTTCAGACTATATTACAGCATCAGTACTGCTAAGGGATAATATAATTTCAACCTGCAACAACACCGCTCAAGTAGTAGTTTATCCAACTCAAGATGTAGTTGAAATAGGAGTTCAAGACTGGACACAATATAACTTAGATGTAGGTACATACACAGACGGAACAGTTATACCACGCGTAACCGACCCAACTGCTTGGGCTAATCTAACCACAGGTGCTTGGTGTTATTACAATGATCCTACTACCCCTACCTATCCACCTACTGGTTATTATAGATTATATAACTGGTATGCTGTAGCAGGTATATACGATGCAGCTTCGTTAAGTAATCCATCACTAAGGAAAACACTATTTCCATCGGAATGGCAAACTCCGTCTTCTAGCAGCTTCAGCACGCTGACTACTTTCTTACAAGGACTATCCGTAGCAGGAGGTAAATTAAAGCAAACTGGAACTACTCGTTGGAATAGCCCAAACACAAGCGCTACTAATACCAGTGGTTTTACAGGTCTTCCGGGAGGAAATCGCTACTACGATGGTACATTCTATAGCATTGGCATTGGTGGTTTTTGGTGGAGTTCGTCAGAAACTAGTACTGGACAGTCTAAATTCCTAAGTTTAGGTTCCACATTCGCCTTCGCCGCTACTGGAAGCGATGACCCGAGAGTAGGAATGTCAGTTAGACTAACCCGTCCAATTAATCGAGTAATAATAGGAGCAAAACAAACAAGTACGACTACATCAAACCCATCACAAATGTTTACTTTATATAATTTAGATACGACAAAGTATAGAGATGGAACATTAATACCACAAGCATCTAGCTCTACACAATGGTCAACATATGGAAGCGGTGGAACAGGATCATGGTGCTACTACAACTTCGATCCAGCAAACAACGCAACGTACGGAAAGTTGTATAACTGGTATGCAGTAAACGGAGTTGATGGTAGTGGAACACAAAGAAACATAGCACCAGTAAACTACTACGTTCCTAGCAACACTGAATGGACAACTCTAACCGACTATTTAGGCGGAGTAAACGTTGCAGGAGGAAAAATGAAAGCAACCACATTATGGAATAGCCCTAATTTGGGCGCTACCAACACGAGCAGTTTTACAGGTCTTCCTGGAGGCAATTGCGATACTGCCGGTGTATTTACCGATATCGGCAATTATGGCTACTGGTGGAGCTCAACAGTATCAGGTTCTGTCTCTGCCCATTATAGATACCTGGCCTATGATACATCAGGGTCAGTAGCAAGCGATATTAGTAAGAGATATGGATTCTCAGTACGACTACTAAAATCATCTTCTGTTTGGCAAACAAATTAAAAATTAGTATTGTATAAATAACGACACAAAACAAAATGACAATACCAGAATTCAAAGTAGCAATATCAGATAATTCTCCAGGAATAGGTAGCCCTAATACTAAGGTAATAACGCTATTTAATACATCCTCAGCAACAACTAGTACCATAGATGCAATAGCTATTAGAATAGGAGATACTACTGTAAAAGAACTACGAGAAGTTACAGAACTAACCTTACAACTACCTAATGTTACTGAGTATATACATGTACCGTTAGTGAGTTCAACCTATCCACCAAGAACTGTAGACACTAGTATAGTCTACTCCTATTTTGTATATGAATTCTATCCACCTAGTCAGCGTACAGTTATAACAACTCCTACAACAGGATCAGACGGATACCAATCAGGGTCTGTTAACTACTTATTAGAACCTACTGGAACTACTGCACGCTCTAGTGTAAGTGACTACAATGTACTTATAGGAACTGTAGGCGAGAGTAGAGAGTCTACCTATATAGTAAAAGCTGATAGATCGTCTATAAGGACTACAGGATCGCTATTAAATCCAATAAACATCGGTAACATAGTAAACAATACAGCAGAACCTGCAGACGTACAGGATAGTAATTACAGAAGTACACCATGGAGAAATAGTAGATATGAAGGCAGTAAGTTAGCTACAACAAACAACGGAAATATAGATCCATTTATTCAAGGAAACTTTATTGAAGGAGCATATTTTAGTAAAAACTCTTCAGATACGTATATAAAGACCTTAGCTTCAGGAGGAAACATAGAGTACACTCCATACTTCTCTACAGGAAAGCTGACTATACCAAGATATGTAGTTGAAGACCTTAACTTAAAACTACACGGAACTGCTGCTACATCTACCACAACCACTCTACAACTATCTTCATCTACTTCACCATTTAATAAACAGTTAGTATTAGGAGATCTTTTAGTATTCTCAGGGAGTTCAGGATACAGCACAGAAGCACTTAGATTAAGTACTCCAACAGGATCTAACTATACTCCTTACGAATTTTTAAGTAGAACAAGTACATAAGAAAGAGCAAGTATACTAACACTAAGAGGGTACTCTAGTACAAAAAGAGTTGCTATACCTTTAGGATCTGCATGCTATAGAATAGTTGGTACAAAGTTATATAACATAGTAGGAAGTAGTATACTTGCATCAAAAGAAGGTAAAATTATTATTAAGGGCATGGACGAAGTACTATATATAAGTACAGATGGTTTAGTAATAAGCGGAAGTGCTAGAGTAGCATATGAGGATTTATAAAACAATAACACGATATATTTATTAATAAAAACAAAGTAAAATGGGATATTTAAGTAATGCAGTAGTAACTGTAGATGCAATTTTAACAAAAAAAGGGAGAGAACTTCTTGCAAGAGGAGATGGATCTTTTAAAATAACACAATTTGCTTTAGCAGATGATGAGGTAGATTACACCCTATACAATCCCGACCATGTATCTGGATCAGCATACTATGGTGAAGCAATTGAAAATATGCCTTTGCTAGAAGCATTTCCTGATGAGAATCAAAGCATGAAATATAAACTGGCAACTCTTCCAAGAGGTACAGCTAAACTTCCAATACTAGATCTAGGATTTGCAGCAATTAGATTGAAGCAAGGAGCATCATTAGCCATTACTCCTCAAACCTTAAACTATCTAAGCACTACAAATACTTTTGAAGCAGGTGGATACGTAGCAACTATTGCAGATGCTAGGGTGCTGAATACTTTTAACGGAGTAGGTATTAATACAGCAGAAGCTACAGCAATGAACTCAACTACTACTCTAGGAACTAATGTATCTAAATCAGTAATTGGAACTTCGATTAACTTAACAGCAACTACAGTAAATACACTATTTGGAGACACTACATCACTACAAACAACCATTACAGTAATTGGCAGAGATTCAGGAGCTAGATTAACAATTCCAGTAACTATTATAAAAGTAAACCAATAAGATATGTCATTTAAAAGATTCGATCAAGAAGATATAGCAATAAGTGCAGAATCAATAGTAGCACCAGCCTGGTCCGACCAGATAACAACTCTAACGACTATGTATTCAGGTAGTCAAGCAAATGCATCCTCAGCAGACTACTACTATAATATATATTCATCAGCATCAGCAGGAGTCGGTATAGGAGACGTTCAATTTGCAGTAGCTTATGGAAATAGAAAAGGAAGTGGTTCAGTTAATTTCTCTACTACAGAAGTAGGAAAATCACCATCATCTGTAATATACGGACAGTATAGAACTCTTGTTAATGGAGACGAAGATACAGATTTTAACTTTGGAGCAGGAACCACAACACCAGATTCAATATACGCAATAACAGTAAATAGAAGTAGATTTAAAGAGAAGCTACTACCAGGCAGCTTTCAACTGACGCTTACAAGCGGAAGTAGGACAATTAATCTTATAGACAACAGCAGCATACTTACAACACTATCATATGTAGATGGAGGTAGAGTTTATGATATTGTAAGCGGTTCTCTAACAGGAGGAGTAGTCCCCACTACAACCTTTACAGCAGCTTCAGGATCATTTGGAAAATTCTTACCAGATATTGGCGTATTGATATTTAACGCAAACGCACTTAAAAACCCAACTTTCGGAATTAACCTAAATGTATCAGAAAGTAACAACTCAAACGGAGACAATAAAAATACCTTCGCAACAGCAGTAATAACCGGCTCAAACTTTACACTAAGGTCAGAAGAAACAGTAACCTCTAACTACATATTTGTTAGGGTAAGGAATGGTGAGTTTAACTACTCAACTAATCCATCCAACATAACAGGTTCAGGAGAACTAAGACATACTGTAATGGTAAATACTCCGCAAGCTTATATGACTGCAGTTGGATTGTATAACGATAATAATGATTTATTAGGAGTAGCAAAACTATCAAAACCTTTATTAAAAGATTTTACAAAAGAAGCATTAGTAAGAATTAAACTTGATTTTTAATGAATGGGTGCTTTCAAAAAACTAAACAAGCAAGACGTATATATAACTACTTACGTTGCTCATAAGCCCTGGTTAATAGGCAACTTAAATACAGGATCATACCCTGGCTCAACAACCTTTGAGTCAGAGTTTGGTACCTACGGCATAACACGCATTCTTGCTACAGGAAGCTTTTCAAAAAGCCTAGCACAACTATACTATCCAAGTAAATCACAAGACAATATAGTTTCACATTCCTACGACTACTACTACCAAACTACACTACATAACTCCCAATCAAGAACCTTTAGCACAAGTTCTGAGATACTATCAATACCTAGAAACCTATACGGAAATAGTATACAACCAAGCACTTTTAGATTAGAAGTGGTTGATTTGCATGCAGGAAACTACACAAACACTAATAACTACGCCACCGATTACTTTGCAGGATATGATGGTGAAGCTAATTTTATAATAGATGATGGAGAAGGAGCACTATACCTAGAAGGAACTTCACCAAAACAATATATAGGGGATATTATATATCCTCACGGACTAGCAATACTTACAACTCCAACACTCAGAGTGCCAGTACTATCCCAAGCTAGTATGTACGTAAATACTATAGCATTTAAGTCAAGCCTACCTATTTATACCTACACGTACCACTGTAAAATAAAAGAGTCAGAATATAACTGTACCTACAATAGATCAGCACAAAGCAGCTCACTTACAACAGTATATGATAATCAAGGAAACCTATACTCTACAGCAAGTAGACAATTTGTAGGACAACTAAAAAACCTAGTAACAGGAAGCAGCTTTCAACCATATATTACAACAGTAGGACTATATAATGATGCAAATGAGTTAATAGCAGTAGCAAAAATGGGACAACCAATACCAAAATCGGTTAATACAGATATGACAATAGTAGTAAAAATAGATATATAAAAAATAAGATATGCCGGATCAATTAAAATTAAGGACAATAGCAGGTACCGCCCTAACAAATAATGAAGTAGATATAAACTTCTCATCACTATTCTACTCAGCATCAATGTCTGGAAGCTTTATAGTATTTTCTACAACAGGTAGTGATACTAAACTAGCAACTAGCACTGCTATAAATGTAGGACTAGGGTATCTTACAAATGCATCAGGACAATTCTCACATGCAGAAGGGACAGCGACAACATCATCAGGATCTTATTCACACGCAGAAGGAACTTCCACACTAGCATCAGGAATTTCTTCACATGCAGAAGGATACTATACAACATCATCAGGAGACTATTCACATGCAGAAGGATACAATACAATAGCATCAGGATCCTATCAACACGTTCAAGGGCAATATAATATATCATCATCAGTCCAATCTGCATTTATTCATGGAAATGGTACATCAGATGCAGCTAGATCAAATCTTATCTACGCACACGATTCAGTAGTTGAAATAACAGGTTCACTTCTTGTAACAGGATCGGTAAATATAAGCACTTTACAACTAATATCAAGAACAACAACCCCAACATTTACATCAGCAAATGCAGGCACACTTTTTGTATCAGGAGCAATATCCACAACAGGATCTCTATTTTTCTACGATGGAGCCAACATTAGGAAACTAGTTTAAAAAACATAAAAACACATGACAACAACTTGGAATATTTTTGATACACAAAGTCAAATAGCAAACGGAGTAATTATAAAAGTAACCTACGGATGTACAGTAGAGCTGGATAGGTATATCGACAGAACCATAGGAAACCTAGAACTAGTAGGAGACCCATCCTCAGAAGGATTTGTATCTTATGAAAACCTAACAGAGGGAACTATTTTACAATGGGTAAAATCCTCTATAGGACAAGAGCAAGTAGCTGCAATTGAAACATCTTTACAAAATAATGTAACTGCACAAAAAGCAGCAAAAGATGCCGAAACAGTAACAAACGGTCTTCCTTGGAGGAACTAAAAAAATAAAAAATGTGGTTATATCAAAATAGAGAAATAAAAGAACTTACAGATATGCCCGAAGGAAGCTTCGGGTTTATCTACGAAGTTACTCACATTCCAAGTGGTAAAAAATACATAGGAAGAAAACAACTTATTTCAGTTACAAAAAAAGCTTTAGGTAAAAAAGAACTAGCTCTTATTACAGATAAAAGAGCCTCTAAGAAAAAGACCGTAATACAGGAAACAGATTGGAAAACGTATCACGGTTCTCATCCAGAAATAAAGCAGTTAATAAAAGAAAATAAACAGTTGGAATTCACAAGAGAAATCCTTATGTTTGTACCAACAAAGAAGCAGCTAACATATTACGAGGACAAATACCTGTATATGAAAGAGGTAATCGAACCAGGTTCTATTTATTATAACGATAACATATCTGGTCGTTTCTTTAAGAAGGATTTCTTATGATAAAATTACTACAACTACTAAAAGAAGTACTTGAAGGATCAAATAAAGCTCCTCAAGGTGTTATAGATTTTGGAAATGGTAAAATACTGGTAGGAGATAATCATCACGATCCTGTAGAATTATCACAAGACTTAATAGACAAGATTGTAGCAGCAGGCAAGTCGAATGGATATTACGGAGAAGGTATAGGTATAGAGCACAACAAAGGAGTAATATCATCAGAAGTATACAAAGCATTAGTAGATGCAAAAGCAAAG